TCAGGGCCGCGTTCCCCCACGATTGAAGGCTTACCCACTGGTGGACAGCCTCCATCTGCAAAACCTCCAAGGTTTTTGAAAATACCAAGTCCAGTGCCTTGCAGAGCGGTGTTAATGCCAAGCTGTAAAAGAATGTTTGCGATGTTGCGAAGCGTGTTTGCAGCAGCGTCCGCAAGAGATTTAGTTTGGTCTACTGCAGCACTGAGCGTGTCAACAACACCGCTAGCAATGCTTTGACCTATTTGGTCGTAAATTTGATTTTGCTTTTCTAGAAGTTTATTTTGTTCTGCAATCTCAAATTTTTCACCTACTAAAAGCTCTATAGTCGCCCTCTTCCCTTCCCCAAACAAATTAACAAGATTGTTAATTTCAATTTGTTTTCTAACACGTTCTTCGTCCCCGGTTAATATTGCCTTTTGTATTGCAATCTCATCGCCTAATGCGTTTATGCGTTGTTGAAATTTTGCTTCTTTATCTAATTCTGCTTTTCTTGCTTTTTCCGCAATCTTAATTCTATCTTGCGCCTCTTTTTGCCTTGCTTTTTCAGCTCTAGCTGCGGCACGCTCGGAAATTTTTGCAAGACGTTCTTGCTCCTTAGCTGCTCGCTCAGCCTCTGCCGTTACGGCCCTCCTTGTCGCGGCCTCAAGCTTAGTAAGGTCAAGCGTTTTTTGTTGAGTAACTTGCTGTATTTTTTGGGTAGTGAGGCGTTGAAGATCAGTGTTAAATATGTCTTTGTTCGCAGCAGCAGCAAGCGCACTTATTTCATTGTTCGCTTTTGTAACTACCTCCTGTCGTCTTAAGGATTGAACTCGTTTATCGGTAAGGTCGTTGTTTAGCTCAGAAATTTCTGTCTGGCGCCTAAGAGCTTCTGTACTGGCGACAATTCCTTGTATCTCAGCGTCTGTACGTAGCTCTGCTTCTCTCTGTCGCTCGCCTGCTGCTATCAACGCTGGATTATTTCCTCCCGCTGGATTAGACGCTTGAGCGGTTGTACTTGCACCAGGAATGCCAAGCGTGAACTCCCCAATAACATCACCAATAGTTGGAACTAGCTCTCGAAGAGCTTGCGACGCACCACCTGCTAGCTGCGCTAGCAAAATAAATACTGGCGCCATTTCTGTTTGCAGCACCGCAGACAACTTGCCCGCCTCAGTATTTGCAAATTCGTTCGCGCTTTTTAATTCTTGCAAAACGGTGACACCTTCCACCCCGTATATGTTGTTTAGCTCTCGCTGAACCGCGTTGTACGCATCAAGTGAGCGGCCCGAATCTTCAAGCTCTTGAACATATTCAATAGTTGAATCTCGAACGACAACGCCTGCTTCTTTAACAGCTTTAAGAGAAGCGCTGGTTCCATCCATCGCAACTGCAACGTCAGTTGCAGACTCCTGAACACCCGCAAAGAAGTTATCAATCTGCTGACCGAGAGCACTAAATAAAATTTGCAGGCCAAATCCGCCGCCATCACCTAGCTTGGATCCAGCGACAGCACCAAGCGCCCCACCTGCTACGGCACCTGCTCCGCCGCCAAATAACAGCGGGAAGCCGACACCTAAGGCTAAACCTTCATTTAATTTTTGGCGTTGTCGTGCAATTTCTTGCTCTTGCTTAAGACGCTCTTGTTTTTGAAATTTAATCCGGCGCATAGCCGTTTGAAACGATTTAAGCCTGCGTTTTTCTAACTTTTCGGCTGCAGCAAGTTGAGCATCTGATATATCTTTTTCAATCTTGAGACGTTCCGTTCTTTGTTTTGTTAATGCAGTCTTGCTCGCCCCAGAAGCGCTAAAAGGGTTTTGTATCTTTTCTATTCGCTGCTCTAACTGCCTTAGCTCTGTATCTAAAACTTTTACGCGCAGCTCAATCTCGCTTTGATAAGCCACGATCGACCGCAAAAACTAACCGCAGTCTACCTGCGGCGACGGGCTTTACGCATGTGCTCCTCTTGATCTTCGTTCAAAATTTTAAAATACGCGCTCCAACCCAAAACCTCTTCCGCTGTCATCGTTGACCGTAGCTCCGACAAGCTCATGCCAAGTTCTTTGGCAATGCCAAACTGCAACATGAGCCAGTTGTCCTTCCGAAGCTCGGCGCTCAGGATTTTGGGTCGATTGCCTCTTCTTCTTCGTCGTCGGTCAAAATTGCCAGCATCAAAGATTGCAAATCCTTGTCCTTTACCTCATTTTTCAACACATCAACTTCGCCAGCCAAGAACAACGATTCCCCCACTTCATCCTTAGCTTTCGTAATTAAAAGCTGCAACGCAAACGCATTAGCGTCATCCGATCCAGCACGTTTTTGGGCGCGTTCACGTTCTGCCATCGTCAATGGCGTAACCCACATCTCAAACTTGCTGTCGTCTGAAAGAGTAACGACTCTTTTTGTTGCTTCTAAATTTGCGGCTTTCTTGAGACGGTCAATGGCGCGTAATGCCATGAGTTACAACTAATTGTCTTACTACACTAGCACTAAAAAAGCCCCTAACAATGTCAGGGGCCTCTTTATCATCAATCGACTATTAGCTCTTAGCGAAGTCGAATGTAGGAGCTGCAGTTGGACGGAAGTTAATTGATACTGCCTGTGCGTCATCAGGAGTAACTGAATAACTTGCAGAAGTCAGCACCGCTTCCATTGAGATGGAACGGCTAGCTGCATCGTCTGGCGTACCAGCTGACACAACTGCGTCCATATACAACTTGAATGTTGCACCAGCTTGGTTGCGCTGGGTAACGTCTTCAATCAAACGAGCCGAAATGCCGGTGTCGTCATCAGTGAAATAAACCTCAGCTGAACCTGTACCATCCGCAAAACCAGAGATAAAGGTTCGGAATGGTGCGGTTTGACCCAGCGTGCCACCGATGCTTGTTACATCGATTTCTTCACGGGTTACTTCAAAGTTCCAAGAGCGGACGTTTGCCACTGATTGGAACTCGGTGTAATTAATTCCGAAGGCGCTGGTGCCGTCAGTCCCGTCGTCTGCCAACGCAAGCTCACTACCGCCTGCAGTGGCAGCAAATGTCGCTACTCCGGTAGAAGCTGTGTAGGTCAGAACGAAAACAGGAGTTCCTGCAGCCAAACCGCCGGGAAGAGTGCCCCCGCCAGTGGTAAACGAAACTTTGTCGTTTACTTTGAAGTTCAGAAACGTTCCGACTTTGATGGAATTGCTAGCGTTGGTGACATCTGCAGCCTTAAAGGTTCCAGATGTGCCAGCTGGCTTGTAATAAAGGGCTCCAGAGGTGCCCGAAAGGACGGTAGCCATTCGTGGTACTGAGAATGGTGGACTTACGGGCGAAACCCGGACTCATACAGCTTAGCGTGCTGTCAGCAAAACAACTAACCGTGATCTTCAGCAATAAACCCTGCGTCAATACGCCCCATCATGTGAGGAGATTGTTCAGTCGTTGAAAAAGTAGGCCCATTAACTACTCCGGGGCGAAGATAAATACCTGTGGCCGCTCTAGTTGACGCACTTAAACTGAGCAGCGTTGTAACTGCTGTGTCTACCAACGTTTGGTTTCTTGCAGGGCCTTTGCCCTTTTCGGTGTAAACACGAACGACAATAGATCCTCTAATTCGGTCAAGATTAGTGGTTAGTCCCTGTTCTGTAGTTAAGCCGAAGCTTAAAGATACTTTGATATATTCCGTTGTTGAATTTTCTGGAGCAGCAGTAATGTTGTCGGAGAAGACAGGCACTGCAGGGCTTAATGCCCCAAACGCTGTTTGGAGGGGTGACTCAACTGCAGCTCGAACAGCTTGGTATCTCATAACCTGCGAAGCATTTCGTCCACCTCAATCTGGATGGCTTTGTCCAGCCTACCGCCATTGATGTAATCAGTAAGCCAATTTTCCTTTGCCGTACGAGAGGCGTTTCCAGCTCTTCCTCCACTAATCTGGTATCTGCGATGAACCCCTTTAGGTCGAGCCTGGCCTGACCTTTCCCACTTGCTTTTTCCCAATTGCGTTTGAGGTTCTGGAGAGCGAGGAGCAAATTTACCGTCAGCTAAATCACTGGCATAAGCAGCCCAGGGACTGAAATTATCAATCTTAAATACCACCTTGTTAGTGGTAAAACCTGTTCGACCCAGCACTCGAAGAGCTTGCTGCCCCGTAAAAGGAGCTTTCGGAAAACTAACTCGACGAGGCTCGCCAGGCTGCCCATTGCCTTTTACTTGTTGGCCTTGAGGTCCATTTATTTCCCAAGAGTTAGAAAACCGTCCGGTCCAGCTTGGGCCTTCCTGTTGCAACTCTTTTACAGTGCGCTCGGCGGCCTTGATAGTGCTAAGCAACGCCAACGAAGCTATGTCTTGATCTACTCGTTGAATTAGATCTTTGGTCTTCTTAAAGATCATTGCGGCCTCGCGATAATCGTGTGAAGCAAAGGATCCTCACCCCGAAGACTCAACACATTTAAAATCTTGGCTTCTCTTGTCACGCCAGCTTGCGAATACTGAATGCGGTCGGCTTCAGTTGGATAGTAAGAACCCAACTCGTCACCACCAAGGATCACCTTAATGTCAGTTGTTTGGTAAAGCCCTTCGCTTTCCCTTGCTGAAACATTGGAGATCAAACCTTTCAACACAACAGATGTGTCCGCACCAGTCACAGCACCAGTTGCTGGGTCGTAAGTGCGTGGCGTTGTTGTTTTGACAAGCGTGATGTCTTGGCCCCATTCGTCCAGTAGAGCCTTGGGGATTGACTTAAATGTGCTGTCTACAAGTGACATCTCAACCCCTCACCATACGAACTTGATAAGAGCCAGAACCTCCAAGACAATAAGCACCAAGATAAGACTGCAGCCAAGGGTAAACGTCGAATACGTTATTGACAGTTCCAGTAGCTTGACTAGCAGTGTTGTACTTGAC